ATTTCAATCTAAAAACCATGGACGAGCACACCTATAATAACTGGGTGAAAGTCAAAGAGACTTTTGAGTCATCTGGAAATACCAACAACTTTTTCTATCAGAGAGCATGTGCAATTGTTGGTGGAGCACCAGATCCTATTGATAAAATGATAAATCAAGATAATGCTGCATCGGATGGATGAAATAAAATCAGAAAAATATGTCACTCAAAAAGAGTGTCAGGAGATGATCGACGATGCTATTCGGAGACACAATAGAAACGCAGGTATTATCAGCATGTGTGTTGGGTGGGTTGTCTTATGCTTATTTGCTGAGGGCCTTCTCAGATTGATTGGTGTTATTCCACCACTATTACCATGGTTACAAATTAAATTGTAGGAAAATTTTATGAAAGTTGGAATGATTGGTTTAGGACGTACTGGTGAAGGTATGTCTTGTCGTATGATTGAAAAGGGAATTGAAGTTTGGGGTTATAGTAGTAGTTATGAAAATGCCTGTGGACAATATGAAGCAGGATATATTAGTGGATGTGTAACTTCACTGGAGTATCTTGTTCGAGCAGTTAAATCTGATAGTCTTAGATATACTAGTGCAGGAAAAGTTCCTGGTATCTTTCAGATTACACTCCCAGAAGTAAAGGTAGAAGACACACTTGATGAGTTACTACCATTACTTGAGGAGGGTGATATTATTATTGATCATAGCACCAGTGACATAAGAAAATGTCAGGAACTGGAACTGTACTGTTCTAAGTTAGGTATCTTATATATTTTCTCTGGGGTATATGGAGCGCATGTTGCTATTGATGTTTGCTCTAAAATTTTTCAATCTTTATCACCAGGAAATATTAAATGACTTTAGCACATGTCCTACTTTTCGGATCACTACCCTTTCTATGTGCCACCATTTATTTCGGGTACAGAAAAGGTGAAAATATCTATTACGAAAGTGACAAATATGACGGAAATGGAACAGCGCATTAAGATGAGACATGCGTTTGCCATGTCCTCATTTGGTAGAATGTTCACACCAAATAGAATAACATATGAGATGAGAACACTTTGTATAGAGTGGTCTGAAAACATTGATGACCAACCACCTAAAGGTGATTTGTATCAAGTTGATCGTTATTTTCTAGAACTTTGGAAAACAAGGGAGATTACTTATGGGTAACATAGCACTCAAGGCAGCACACTTTGCCTCTGCAACACTCAATAATCCGTGGGGTGTTGGTAGTTTAAGTTTCATATTGATCTTTGTTCCTATCATAGGAATGTGGGCAGTACACAAATATAACTGGCAGCACTGGGCACCATTTGACAGAGGGCACTAGAGGTAGTATAATGTATAAGATAGGTAAGGAAAGAAAAAGGAGCATGGGAACCGACCGGACGTAATCTGGAAGGAGATACCGCACCTGCCTTGACAACTTGACTACATAATCACAACACCTTATAATATACAGGTAATCAAAACGGACAATGGCACTGACTGAAAAATTCAAGACCAAGGATTTAGATACCCTTCGTACTGCTGCAAAAGGTGAAATTTTCTTAGATGTAAAAAGTCCAAAATTATTTAAGAAGGTTCGTAAATATTATGAATCTAATGGAGTAATTTTTTCTGGTGATCCACTTGATGATTATGAAATCATGATGGACTGTTTGTATTCTGATCTAAAAATTTCTGTTGAGGTTGTTTGATTTTATTCATATCAAGATCCCTATAAGGAGAGTTGCATAAACTCTCCTTTTTTGTTATAATAATTACTATAGTAAAATATTAAAATGAAAAAAGTTTTAGTAACTGGTGGTGCGGGATTTATTGCACATCATTTAATCTCTCAGATAATCAAGAACACTGATTGGGAGATTATTTGCCTTGATAGATTAGATTTTAGTGGTAATTTAAATCGTCTACAAGATATCATGCAAGAATTCTCTCAAGAGAATCGTTCTCGTGTAAAAATAGTATTTCATGATTTGAGAGCAGCAATCAATCCACTTATTGCATCTGATATTGGTAAGGTTGATTATATTCTACATCTCGCTGCCGGTTCTCATGTTGATCGTAGTATTGAATATCCAATGGAATTTGTTTTGGATAATGTTGTAGCCACTGGACACATCCTTGATTATGCTCGTGGTCTAGATCATCTTGAAAGGTTTGTTTATTTTAGCACTGATGAAGTATTCGGACCTGCTCCATCTGGTATTTTTTATGGTGAGTATGATCGTTATAATGCCACCAATCCTTATAGTGCCACCAAAGCAGGTGGTGAAGAATTAGCAGTAGCATTTGAGAACTCTTACTCTCTACCTGTGTATATTACACACACAATGAATGTTTTTGGACAAAGGCAGCATCCAGAAAAATTTATTCCTATGTGTATTAAGAATATTCGTGATGATATGGAAATTACTATTCATTGTGATGAGACAAAAACTATCCCTGGATCACGTCATTATGTTCATGCGGAAGATGTTTCTGATGCAATATTGTTTTTACTGTACCAAGATACATATGTTGAAACTGGAAACTATGGCAATGCTAAGTGTCCTAAGTTCAATATTGTTGGTGGGGAAGAAGTCAATAACCTTGATCTAGCACAAATGATTGCTGATACTCAGGGTAAAGAATTAAAGTATAATATGGTTGACTTTCATTCTGCTCGACCTGGACATGACCTTCGGTATGCACTCTCTGGAGAAAAGATGGCAAAGATGGGTTGGAAACCCACTAGATCTTTGAGTGAACGCATTTTTGAGGTTACTAGATGGACCCTTGACAATGAACGTTGGATTGCACTATAATACATAGTATAGGTTAAATTAATTTTTAATGTCTGATTATAAGAAGACTGCACTTGTGCTTGGTGCAGGTGGATTCATTGGAAGTCATATGGTTAAACGACTTCGTTCTGAAGGATACTGGGTTCGGGGAGTTGATCTTAAACATCCTGAATATTCAGCATCTCATGCGAATGAATTTATTATTGGTGACCTGAGGGATGTTAATTTTGTAAAACGATGTGTTCGTTTTACTGGATACCTTGGAAACTTCTACAAAGATATTGTAGATAAGTTTGCAGAACCTTTTGATGAGATTTATCAGTTTGCTGCTGATATGGGTGGTGCAGGATTTGTATTCACTGGTGAGAATGATGCAGACATTATGCATAACTCTGTGTCTATCAATCTAAATGTTCTTGAGGAACAACGTAAACTGAATGAAATTACAGAACAAAATAAAACTAAAATCTTTTACTCTGGGTCGGCATGTATGTATCCGGAGCACAATCAACTAGACCCTGATAATCCTGACTGCCGTGAAGAATCAGCATACCCTGCTAACCCTGACTCAGAATATGGATGGGAGAAACTATTCTCCGAGAGACTCTACTTTGCCTACAATCGTAACCATAGTATTCCTGTTCGGATTGCTCGTTACCACAACATCTTTGGTCCTGAAGGAACCTGGGACGGTGGCAGAGAGAAGGCACCAGCTGCAATCTGCCGCAAGGTTGCTTTCCTTCCGGAGTCAGGTGGATCTATCGAGGTGTGGGGAGATGGTTTACAAACTCGTTCCTTCCTGTTCGTTGATGAATGCATCGAAGCAACTAGAAGACTAATGGAGAGTGACTTTATAGGTCCTGTGAATATTGGTTCTGAAGAGATGGTTAGTATCAATCAGTTGGTAGATATTACTGCTAAAGTTGCAGAAAAAGAAGTTTCTAAAAATCATATTGATGGACCTTTGGGTGTTCGTGGTCGTAACTCTAACAATGATTTGATTCGTGAAAAACTTGGATGGGATTATTCTCAAACCCTTGAAGAGGGTATTCGTATTACATATAACTGGATTAGTGGACAAATTTCATGAATATAAAAGATATTGAAATCATAGAATCCTTAGGTCAAGATTTTTATGATAGTTTTAATAAATTTATTCTTAGTTCTGACCTGAAGGTATTTGGAAAACTTCTTGCTAGATTTCAGTTATTTGAAATGGTCAAGGATGTTCCTGGAGATATTGTTGAGTGTGGTGTCTTCAAAGGAACAGGTCTCTTTACCTTTTTAAAATTGAAAAGATACTATTGTCCTAATAGTTTAAAAAAAGTTATTGGGTTTGATTTCTTTGATACAGAAGCACTTGTAGATAGTTTGTCTAATCAAGATAAAGATGCAATGAACACACTTTTTTCTGGAAGAGATTTCAAACATGAAGAATCATTTAAAGAAGCACTAGAGTATCAAATTCTTAAGTCTGGATTTCAAGAACACGAGTTTGAATTAGTTCAAGGTAACATCAGTAAAACTGTTGCTGAATTTGTTAAGACAAAACCTGGTGCAAAAATATCCTTGCTTTATATGGATTTAGATGTAGAGCAACCAACCTACGATGCTTTGAATTCTTTG